GGAGCAACAATTCTATTATACATTTCTTTACCGGGAGTGGAACACAACCCAATATCATATTTTTCTAGAATACTACTAGTGTATCCTCTTTGAATATAATATTGTGCAGGAATTAACAGTGCCGAGACAACATATTTCCTATCTATGCATGTTGTATTAGTATCAGTATTTTTATTTTGTATATTGCTAACTATTTGTGTAAACTTACTTTTTTCTTGTGCTTTTCTTGAAACCTTAAAGTCTTTGATATCTTTGTCAAGAAAATTTAGAGCAAAATCTACTGCATCGTTAAATGAACACATATTGTTATCATTATTTGGCCAGTCATATTTTTCGACAGATAATAGACCCCTAATAAATCCTATAATAGATGACTTAAAAACCTTTTCGCAACTATGTGTCCTACAAGTCCAATTACCTCTATAGTTATCTCCAAGATGGTAAATATTTAGTGCGGATGTATTGTCTCCGCCATGTATCGGACATGACATAGTATACATCTTATTGTTCTGTTTATAGTCTATGTGAAAAGCATCTAATAAAGATTCTATATTATCACACAGATTATCACAAATCAACTTTAGCTGGGTTTGATTATAGGAACGGGATCGCTTCATTGTCTGATTCATCTGATACAAAGCCTTCTGTTTTATTATTATTACTACCTAGTTCTAGTTTGGTTTTACCCTCTGTTATCTTGGCGCACCAACCCTTCATACTACAATTAATATAATCATTATCATCTAATCCTCCTCCGTGACGACTGATTAGAGGAACTAATTTTCTATTACCATTACTAGTTCCGTCTTCTGCTATTTCTTCGTCGCTCTTTCTTTTGAAAATGGTAAAATTACTACATAGCCATATTATACGGTCAGAACCGCTAGCAGAATCGGTGCTTTCTTTAGTAATACCATCTCTATTTAATTGTATAAAGGCTAATATTGGAACCTTATATCTTACAGCAAAATTATGTAGTGACGTCATCATAAAACCAAGCACCTGATATTCTTTAAGATCTTGTGTTAAACCACTAGTATCCATGAGTTTAAGATAGTCATATACTATAACACAATCTTTGGCAGATCCGTCGTCGTTTAGTCCAACTTCTTGAACCAGCCATCTACGCATGATAGCTAATTGTTCATCAAAACTTTTACCAGCAATAGATTTATGATATAATGGGGCATTTTTCAAAATATCAATTGCTTCCATTATTTTTGTTTTTTGCACAGGAGATTCTGAGAATTTGCCTGTTTCAATTTTATTGATCTCTATCTCTGTTAACATTGCTAGTATTCTATGGATATGATCTTCTTTATTCATTTCTGTATCCATGTTTAATACTGGAATATTTTGTCTAGCTATATGCAGACCCATATTATCGGAAAGCAAAGTTTTACCTACTTTTGGTCTAGCTCCAATAACATTAATGGTGCCTTTTCTTAGTCCTCCACCAATAGCCTGATCGTATACTGGAAATCCAGTAGAAATACCAACTTGATCTATTTTATTGGTTTGTAGATAATCAATATAGTCATCTATACCAGCGGACATCATTGATGGATTATTATCGCCATCGTTTCCAAGCTCGGTAGAAAAATTAAATACCGCATCTTCAGCTATGGCTAAAATACTAGTAATAGATTCCGATCCGGAAATATCCAATAATTTATCTTGAGTATCTTCTAATTGTTTATGTAAAGATCTAGCAATTTCTAGCTTTCTAATCTTGATAGCAAATTTTCTAACATTATCTTTACTAACTGGAAATTCTAATATTGCTCTAAGATGTTGTGCTTCTTCTTTTGATGTTAATAGATGGGAAATACCAATTTCGCTTGCTGCAGAATATATCGATGCTATGTCTATATTTAGTTTAGCATCTTTATCGTAGATATGTTTGATACATCTAAAAATTAGACCATTACTATCTACAGTAAAACACTTTTCATTAACAAGATCATTAATATCGATATATATTTCTTCACCATAAGAACATATGCCTGCCAATACTGCTCTTTCCGCTGCTGTATCACTGAGTATCATGATTAATTCTTAATTGATGCCTTTGATCTGTAAACCATTGTTAAAATATCAGCCAAATTTTTAATATTGCCAGATAAGTATGATAACCTATCGGATCTTTGTTTGGCATACTTCTTAATTTTATTCAGTGCGGTCGCCTTGTCATTGTGCTTGATAGCCTGAAGAGATTTTTCCATGAAACCATAGCCTTTATAGTTATTGATCTCATCTGCTATAACTTCTTTCATTGTCTCATCAGCCCAATTGTATCTAGCTAATTCTCTATTGTTTGTTCTTTGTATATGCAACGATAATTGCGTTAGTCTATATGCTATCTGTAAACAATCTTCTGGAGTTAATTTTTCTATCTGATCCCTATTCATTGAGAAATATATATTACTCTCTGACTCTGGAAAAAGATCTGACTGATATTTAGTAAGTCCGATAGATGATTCATATTCATCTAGTATCTTGTCCCATTCTTCTAATTGTTCTTTTGCGTTTCTAGTCGTTTCTGCCATTGTTCGTCACTTTCGTCAAAAGGAAATTCTATATAAATAATACCATTTTTATCACACCATTCTTGTTTTTCAAAATCTCTTTTTCTATGTCTAAGAAATCCTAAAGTATTACCATGATAATGAGCAACAAATTTGTAGTGTTGTTCTCCATGGGTCTCTATGCACATTCTTTTTAATGGTATATAAAAATCCAAATATAATGTATCGCTTTTGTGTGTTTTTATGGGAACTTCTTCCAATATTTGTAATGTTGGATAAGTAGAGATAATAATATTTCTAGCTCTTAGATGTAATGAAGATTTTTTAATATTTAGATTGGGTTTATGACCAACCAAATTCCAAGCATACATATTATTATCCAAGTCATATACATTCATGCTTTAATACCAACTGTGGACTTAACTGCAGTATATAGTTCTTCATATCTGTTTGGATTGTCAACAAGATATTGTCTAACTTTTTCTGCTCCTTGAAATTTAAGTTTTTCATCAGTTACAAAATCAAGAGTATACCAAGCGCCACCCTTATTTATGAGACCCATGTCTGTAGCTATCATAACGAGTTCTGTATGCTTATCAATACCTTCTCCATATCTGATATATGATGTTATAGTGCCTCCAGGAGGACCTAATGCCGAACATAATACTTGCCATTCTACTTCTTGTCCTATTTGAGCACCATCTGTACCTAGAGTCCATGGCTTATGGAACTTTGCTTTTAATTTAACGTCTGTTTGATATGCAATAGCTTGACCAGACTTTTCTTTCCATTCAGCATTACCATAGCCGGGATTTCCCATTAAGTGAGTAATACCTATAACTATATTTCTGTTAACCGGAATAACATTTGCAACCTTGCGACAAAATTTAGCTAAAAGTTTTGCTCCGTCGGCTCTTTGCATCTTATCCATATCACTGGTAATCTCTGCTTCGGTACATAATGCAGAATAAGAGTCTATGATTATTAGTGCTCCTGGTTCTTCGTTAATAAGTTTCTCAGCTATTTGTAGATACGCTTCGGCGTGTAGAATTTTGCCCTGTTGAGATCCTATAACGTCAAATCTATCTAGATCTAATCCGGGAATTCCTTCTAGGTCTCTCTTTTTTAAGCGACCTTCTATATTTAGATAGTATACATGTCTAGGTTTTTTAAGATCTCCTTGATATTCTTCTTTTTGTGCCGTGGCAGCAAATGCTAGGGATGTTGTTGTTTTCCCGCACTTGGGTTGGCCAGTAAATACAACGAAACTACCTTCTGGAATACCACCTTGCAATACCAGATCTAATGCTGGGCTTACAGGAATTACTATAGACTTTCTATCTATAATAGCATTAGCTGATAAGATAATATCTGATCCATAATCTTTTTTAACATCTTCTTTAACTGCCATTTTCTATGTCCTTTATTTTTGAAATGATATTTTTTTTATTTTGATCAGATACTCTATGATTTATATTCTCTTTTCTTTCAAAGTTTTGCGTTAATGTTGTATTTGTGGTTTCCAATATTTTTTGTTGTGTAATAATAATGTCTTTAAGAAAAGGTGCTCTTAAAGAGTATATTGTTTTTGCTTTAGGATCATGTAATGCCTTAATAATTGCTCTCGCATCATAATCTTTAAGTAATTTATTTGCTGTTGCTATTTGATCTCTAAAGAATTTTGCCCATTTTTTTAATGTCCAAAAACGATAGTGTAAATCTGATCCATCTTTTTGCGCCTTTCTTTCACAGATAATCTCGGTAATATATTGAGCTGCTGTGACTGACTTATTATTAGAATATTTAGAAATAAACTGCATATCAAATATTTTGTATCGCGTTAACAATAGATTCAATAATTGGTAATGGTTCTTCACCAATCATTACTTTTTTAGTAAAAGGAAATTCTAACGCTTTAATCAATTCCACCCTTTCTCCTAACTGATTGTGTCTAAATAATTTTGTATTTAGTACAAGCTCTATCTGATAGGGGTATTTTATATCTTTTTCCTTAGTAGTTTCATCTTCTGTTACTGTGTCATTTGCTATTCTGGTATTTAGAATAGCGAATAAATCAACAAATTTTACATACTCTTCGTTTGTAAAATACTGTTTAGCTAATAATCCTATTTTTTCTATTGGGTCCATTTTATTAAGAATATAATGATAAATAGTTTTTCCATGCTCCTGGGATGTCTACACCTATAGTAGAGAGTTGTCTAGACACTGGCAAGAACCTAGAATCATATTTGGGTTTATATGGGTTTGTTAGTAGTTTCATACTTGCTTGTTCTGGTGTCTTATTGTTTTTTCTTCTATTGCATACTGTACATGCTGTTGTTATATTGCACCAATTGGTTGCTAATTCTTTGTTTGCTCCAAATTTACTTTTAGGAATAACATGATCATATGTTAGTTCTTGATATGCAAAACTTTTACCACAATATTGACAAGTATAATTATCTCTTATAAATAGATTTTGTCTAGAAAACTTTAATGACCTATTGAATAGATTAAAATACTTTACTGTTTTAGCAACAGAAGGTACTGGGTGTCTTTTATCGTTGGTGCCTTGTATATATTTATCTTGGTAATACTCAACTATTTCTATAGCATAGTTATGATCATATTGATATTTCATGGACCATATAATTGCTTTTTGCCAACTAATAATCTTTAATGGTGAATAGTCAGCATTTAATAGTAAGCATGTGCTATTTTCTGCCTTGTTCATAAATATCTAGTTTTGCTAAAATTTTGGCAATAATAGGATTACGAATAATATCGCTATCTGTAAGAGTAGAAATTCCAATATTTTCTATTTTGTCTAGTGTTTGTATTAGATCATAAAAGCCTCCCTGTAAATGTCTACTCAAATCCGATTGAGAAACATCGCCGGTAAGCACCATTTTACTATTTTGTCCGATTCTTGTC